TTCCGCGACGACCTACTGGGCCGCGTGAATGGCTTGCAGCAGCGGGTCGACAACTTGGAGGAGGCCCTCCAGAATGAGCAGCGGGCACGGGTCCGGGCGGAGCTCAAGAACGAAATCCTCAACCGGCGCCTCGACATGCTAATCGAAGAGCTCAACCGCCTCCGGCAAAAGCAGGGGATGGACCCGCTCAACATCGACGACTTTCGCATTTCTGAACTCCCGATCAACGACTCCCAATGAAACGATTCGTCTCTCGGCAGCTCGCGTTCGGGTTCTTCTTCGGCCTCGCGGCCGTTGCCGTGGCGGCCACCGCGTACACCGGGACGGAAGCGGGCCTGACCGACTGGCTCGGCGCCGTGAGCGGATGGGCCGCCGCCTTCGCCGGGCCCGTGCTGGTGCTAACCACCTGGCGGGCCCTCGACTACTGGGTGATTGACGAACTGGACACCTGGGGCGAGCTCGCCGACGACAACCGCGCCGTCGCCATCTTCGTCGGCGCTGTGCTCATTGCGTTCTCGATCTGCTTCTTGGGTGCGATGATCGGTCGGGCGCAGCCTGCCCCAACAACGGGTGCTGATCCTCCAACCGCCCACGTCGACACCGCCAGCGAGTACGTCGGCGTCACCGAGCGCCCTCCAAACTCCAACGAAGGCCCCGCCGTCGAGCGGTTCCTCGCCGCCGTGGATCTCGGGCCGGGCTACCCCTACTGTGCCGCGGCCGCTAGCGCGTGGGCAAAGTGGGCAGGCGTCAAAGGCCCCGTGACGACCCAAGGCGAGCCCATCCGCACGGCTCTCGCGACCGACTTCCTCGACTCGAAATGCACGATCGACGCGGGGGCTGTGCTCAGCGGAAAGCGACAACCCCCGCCGGGAAGCCTCGTGATTTGGCGAAAGGGCAACAGCATCTACGGGCACGCGGGGGTGGTCACCGGCGACGAGATGTCGCCTACCTCACGGACCCGATGGTATGGGCGCTGCGGCCGAACGATCGAAGCCAACACCACGTCCCCCGACGGGGTCGGCTCTCAACGTGAGGGCGGGGGCGTGTGGAGACGGCAGCGATGTATCCGGCCGCATAGCTATTTCAAGATCGTGGCCTTCGTCCCGCCCTCCTGCTGACCCATGAGCGCAACCGACACCGAAGGCCCCGGCTTCGTCATCGACGAGGTGCCGGGCACGGGCGAACGATATACCTGGTGCCTTTTGGATCGGCGCGGGGACGTGCTGGCCCGGGCGCCGCAGGCGTACGGCACGCGGGAAGAAGCTCAGGTGGCGATCGCCGAGGTGAAGATGGGCGCGCGTTCGTCGGACGTCCCGACACACTCTGATCAGGCCATCGGAGCGTAATGCGCATCACGGACCACATACCGCTGTCGGGGACTGCCGCCGCGCTGGGGATTGGGGTGCTGTGGCTGCTGTCGATCCTGGCGACGGTCTGGGGCACGCGTGCCGTGCTGGGGCCGGGCGAGGCGCCAACCGACAGCACGCGAAGGGATCGCCCGATGCGTAGGGCAGACCTTCCCGCCGCGACGCTGGCCGATTACCTGGAGATTTTCGCCGCGCCCGACAGCAACGACACCGTGACCCGATGCAATACGATCCCCCACTTTTTAGCATCCGCCCCTACGACGGCGAGGCGCGACTCAGCGCAGAGGCCCGCCGAGCACTCGCGACCGGAGACGCCCCGGACTACGCCCGCGAAGGACTCCGCATCGTCGGATGGCCTCGGCTACGACATTATTCCGACACGGGGCCGCCGCCCGACGGTGTCCGTGGGCATGGGTCAAGTGGTCTTCCCCACCTTCGATCCGGTGACGGGGCGGGGCGAGCGGCGGACGATCGACATCCCGACGCCGAAGAATAACCTTCAAGCTTTCGCCGAGACCGGCCTCATGCCGTCCACGCCCTACGTGATGAGCGGGGCCGAGTACACGCGCGACATCGGCACGCTGGACGTCTGGGGTGCCCGGCTGGACCTCTCGACGTCCTGGCGGGGCGGATATGCGGCAACTCGATACGGGCACAGCCCGGTCGGGGCCGCGGCGCTTTCCATCGGCATCCACTGGTAGCACACACCGACAGCCATGCGCAAACCGCAGAGCATTCCATCCGATAAGAACCGCCGCCGACTCGTCACCGAGCCGTTTACGGTCACATGGACGGTTGATGGACAGCCGCACCGGATGACGATCAAGCCGTGGGGCGCGAGCTACGAGCCAAGCATTCCGAAGCTCAATCCGGCACTAAATGCGGCAATAATGGTGGCCGGGGTGTTGGTCTGGGCTCATCTACTGATTGGCGTTCCTGCAGCTGCGTACTACCCGTTGATGAGCACGATAGTTTTTGTTGCGGTGTGGGCAGTAATTATGCTCCCGGCCGCGCTCATGGGCGTGCTCGCCCCACGCGAGGCGCTCAGCCCGGTGTCCGCTGCCCACGACTACATTTATCGCAACCGGGGTAAAGTCGAATACAGGGTGCTCGAAAATGGTCTCTGGAAAAGACGAAAGGGAATGACTCGTCGCCAGGCCGACGCTGTGATGCGGGCCGACCCCGACGACCCGACGTGGCTCCAGTGGGCAGCCTGGGCGTACACGCGGATTCTCGGTTGGTGGCCGTGGGACGGGTGGGACGAGTGGCTCTCGCAAAAGATGCCGTGGTGATGGACGTCGACACGCTTCCACCCATACCGCAGGAGGTCCGAAATACGCTGAGTCGGTTCGTGCCGGCGAAAGCGATGGCCGAATGGACCCGGGCGACGTTTATCGAGGAGAACGGGCCGCTTTCGCACCCGACACACAGCCACCTCCAGATGGCCCGGATCGGCGTGCTGTGGACGTCGGCGGAGTATAAGCGGAAGGGGAAACTCGTGCTGGGCAAGGCCGAGCAACCGGAACCAATGGGCGTGTTCGGGTGGCACCGGGACCGGCTGATGCAGCAGCTGGGCGGCTGGTTTTCCGATTGGTTCGATGGGGCGGAGCCCGACTTCGTGATTACGCTCTACGCGCCGTGGGTGATGGAGCGACTGGAGGCGGGCGACGGGATGGCCGTGTGCGCCCTCATCGAGCACGAGCTCTGCCACTGTGAGCAGAAGACCGATGAGTACGGCACGCCGGAGTTCTCCGACGCCACTGGCCGCCCGCAATGGACGATCGCCGGGCACGACGCCGAGGTGTTCGTGCATGAGGTGGCCCGGTACGGGGCCTACACCGACGACCTAAAGCGGCTCCGGGACGCCTTTGACGAGGCGCCGACTGCCGACGAGGCCACCGTGCAAGGTGTTTGTGGGTGCGGGGCGACGGTTCGGGCGTGATTTTTACCGATGCGTTTTAGCACAGCTTAGTGGGCTCACGTAAATGGCAACGCTCGATAGCAAGCACAAACGACTGGTGGTCAGACGGTTGGCCGTCTTCGACCGCCCGTCCGAAGTGCAGCAAGCGCTAAAAGACCGGTACGGGGTAGAGGCGTCCATGGCCCAGCTTGCCCACTACGACCCGACCAACGTCAATGGCCAGCGCTTGGCCCAGAACTGGAAAGAACTCTTCTGGGAAACGCGGGAGGCGTTTCTTGAAGAACAGCAGGGCATCGCCCTCGCCCACAAGTCGAAGCGGCTGCGGGAACTGGAGAAGCAGTACTACCGCTTGCAGGGACGCTTGGATGACCTCCCCGACCAGAACGTCCTCGGAAAGTCCGACATCGAGGAAGACATGCGGGAGGTGCTGGAGCAGATCGCGAAGGAGTGCGGTGGGAAGTACACCCGGAAGCAGCTCCTGGAGCTCATGGGCGAGGACGGCGGCCCGATCGAGACCGAAGAAAAGTCCGGCGGCGTCCGGTTCTTCGTGCCCGAGGAAGACGACGAGGAGACCCTTCGCGCGCAAACACCGAGCGGGGACGGCGCCCCGGCCGGATCGACTCCCAGCGACACGGCGACAAATGAATGATCACCGAGGCCGACATACCGGAGGATGCCGTGCGGCCCCAGCCGGGCCCGCAGTCCCGGTTCATGCGCAACCCGGCCGACATCGTCGTGTACGGGGGCGCCGCCGGCGGAGGCAAGACGTGGGGCCTTCTCATGGACCCGCTCAAGTATGTCGAGGACTACCCCGACTTCGGCGCCGTCCTCTTCCGGCGGACCTACCCCGAGATCAAGGGCGAGGATGGCATCTGGGAGGAAGCGCAGGACATCTACCGCGACATACATCCGGACGTGCGCGTCAACGAGTCGGACCTCCGGTTCACCTTCGACAGCGGGGCGCAGATTCGCTTTGCCCACCTCCAGTACGAGAAGACGAAGCGGGAGTACAAGGGCTCGCAGATCGCCTACATTGGGTTCGACGAGCTGTCCTCGTTCACGCGGGGGCAGTTCTTCTACATGCTCTCCCGGAACCGGTCAATGTGCGGCATCCGGCCGCGGGTGCGGGCCGGGACCAACCCGCCGCCGCAGGGCGCCGACCACTGGCTCACGAAAATGGTGTGGTGGTGGATCGACACGGACGAAGATTCTGCGGGGTACGGCTTCCCGATCGAGGAACGGGCGGGGAAGATCCGGTACTTCGCGAGAGACCCCGACGACGAACTCATCTGGGGCGCTGCCAAAGAGGAGGTGATCGAAAACGCCCCGCACCTCAAGCAGGCGGCAGCCAAGGTGCCAAGCCTCGACGTCAACGACCTGGTGAAGTCGTTCAGCTTCATCCCCGCCTCGGTCTACGACAACGAACTCCTGCTGGAGCAGAACCCGGAGTACCTGGCCAACCTGATGGCCCAGGAGCAGAAGGACCAGAACCGCCTCCTCGGCGGCAACTGGCTGGAGAAGGTGGCCGACGGGGACGTGTTCGACCGGGCGGACTTCGAGGTGATCGACCCGAGCGAGGTCCCGAGGGGGCTCGAATGGTCTCGCCATTGGGACCTGGCCGGCACGAAGCCCACGTCCAGCACCCCCGACCCGGACTGGACGGTCGGCTCGAAGCTCGCTCCGCACAACGGCGTCACGTATTGGGCCGACGCGTCCATGTTCAGGCTCGACCCCGGCGACCGAGACGACCGGATTCGGAACGTCGCCAGCCAGGACGGCCGGCAGGTAAAGCAACACATCGAACAGGAGCCGGGGCAGGCCGGGAAGTCCCAGGTGCAACACCTGGCCCGAAATGTCCTGCAGGGCTTCGCGGTCGAGGGGCACCAGCCGAGCGGCCCCAAACACATTCGGTGGCAGGCGCCGGCGGCCGCTGCGCAGCGGGGCGACATCAAGGTGGTGCGCGGCCCCTGGAACGACCGGGCGCTCGGCCACCTCGACGACACCGACGCCAGCGACGGCAGCAAAAAAGACGTGGCCGACACGTTGGCGCAGTACTGGGACATTCGGATGGCGGGTGACGTGCTCCCCGACGCCCCCCGCTCCCGCACGCTCTGACTTTTGCACGCTGAACAGACACTACCATGACCCCCGACGAAATCACCGCACTCAAGGCGCACCAGCTCGCCAACGACAACGAGCCGTCGTGGCTGGAGGAGGTCCGCCGCTTCCTCGGCACGCACGAGGACCTGGACGGCGACGTCGACCACTGGCAAGGCGGCGAGGGCTTCAACGGGCCCAAACCCTCCCCCGAAGACAAGAACCGCGACGCCTACATGAAGGCGTTGGAGGACGTCTTCGTCACGGAGGACCTGATCAGCGAGGTTGTGGAGCGCCGCAAAAACGCGGTGCTCGGGCAGTCCCCGGAGCTACAGGTGATGGTGCCCGGAAGCGAACCGGAAGGGGAGGCCGAAGACGAAGGCGAGGAGACGCCGGCGGGTCGTGCGCAGTCGCTTCTCGATGACTGGTGGGACTGGGAGGACCTCACCGACCAGTGGGAGGACGTGTTGGAGCGGATCAGCAGCGAGGAAGAAACCCTTCTCCGGATCGTGGTGGATGACTCGATCAAAGATGAAGACGGCAACGCGGCTCCCGAGACGATCGAGGAAGCGATGCAGGCCATCCGCATCGAGCTCATTGGGCGGGACCAGGGGCTCGTGCACGAGGACATTCGCACGAAGACGGAGACCGGCGTGATTGCCTTTCAGCGGGCCGAGGAGGCCGACACCGGCGAGGTGGACTACGTGGAGAAGACCTACCGGACGGATGACGGAGAGACGGCGCTCCGAATTGAGTACGAGTCGGGGGCAGACCTGCCGGAGGGTACCGAAGAGGTCGAGCAGTCCACGTTCGACCTCGGCGGGCGCCTCATGCACTACCAGGTGGAGGACAACCTGCTGGTGTCCGAGTCCATGCGCTCGAACCAGAAGGACCTCAACACGAAGCGCACCCTCATCACGATCACGGGCAACAAGGCGGGCTTTCCCGAGCTGCACGCGGTGAACGTGCTGCCGCCGGAAAACGAAGACGGCGAGCCCACGCGGCACGAGCGGGGCCCCGGCAAGATCCAGTACCACGTGAGCGTGCCGAAGAAGGCGCAGGGGCCCGGCGGTACTGACGAAGAGCGGAGCGGAGGCGCCGACGTGTTCGAGTCCGACCCCGTCGATAACGAGTCCCTCCGCAAGGACGCCAACGTCGCCCGCCGCTCCATTTACCGGTCGGCCCAGCAGCTACACGTCTTCCTCTCGGATGGCACCGCCTCAGGCGTCTCTCGCGTCCAGTCCCGACACGACCACGTGTCCGACGTTGAGGACGTGGCCGAGAAGCTGGACCGGGCCGGGGAGTGGGCAATGGGCGCCGCGTACCACCTGGCCGTCGACCTGCTGGGGCGCGTGCCGGAGGGCTACCCCGACCCCGCCGACGCCGAGTACGTCTTCCACTGCAACGTTGACCCCGGCCCCGTCACGCCGGAGACGAAGAAGGAAATTCGCACGGCCCAGCGAGAGGGCTTCCTGAGCCTCAAGACGGCCCTCTTGAAGTACGGCGTGGATGACCCGGAGGAAGAGATTGAGCGGCTTCGGGAGGAGCAGCAGCGCCAACGGGAGCAGGACGTGGACACGATCCGGCAGATGGCCGCCCGCGGCTCGGAGGAGACCCGCCGAAGCATTGAGGAGGGGGCGGAGACGGAGGAGGCGAGTACGGGCACCGAGGAAGCGCAGTAGGCCGCCCCCGCAACGCATTTCACCACACGCCAGATAGACCATGACCTCCGCCGTTGAGCTACTGTCGAGCCTCTCTGAAGAGACGATCCGGGCTGTTCACGCAGGCGACATGACGCGGGATGAGCTGTCCGAAATCGGCGAGGAGGAGGGGTTCGGCGCCTCTGCGGGTGTGTATACCCACAAGTGGATTCGGGGGCATAAGACGCCACAGGTGCTGATTGATGTGTACGTGCGGCAAAACCGGCATACCGAAACCGGGGCGGACAGCCCAGCCGTGCGGAAGATTGAAGGCAACGTGGTCGAGGCGGACCTGGATGTCCTATACCCGCACGGCGAACCGATGGTCAGAAAAGCGGAGCTCATGGAGCGGTTGGGCCTCAATGAACTCGACGAAGAAGAGTGGGAGATTGAGGGTGGCCGCATCGGGCAGTGGGGCGGGCAAATGAAGGTCGGCGAGAAGGGGGACGAGTCGTTGGTTTACACGAATCAGTACAAAGGGGAAGTCCGGTTCCAGCGAAAAGAGCGCCAGCCGCAGTTCCCCGAACCCCAAGAGGTGCACGTCCACCTCCCGCCGGCGGGCCTCGCCAACGAAACCGACACGATGCGCCCGGACGGCTGGGAGACCGCTCTACTCTACACCGACCCGCACTACGGCTTTCGGCGCATCGAGCGGACGGGGGACCTGATCCCTGTGCACGACCGCCACGCGATCGACCTCGTGAAACAAGTAGCCCAGCGGGCCGACATTGACCGCGTGTGTTGCCTGGGGGACATGATCGACGCCCCGGCCATCTCCGACTACACCGGCACGCCCGACCTCACGCGCACGCTACAGCCCTCGCTTTTGGAGGCCAGCTACGACATCGGGCAGATCCGGCACGCCGCCGAGCCGGAGGCCTTCGACTGGATCGAGGGGAACCACGACGAGCGCGTCCGGGAGACGCTACTCGACTCGGCGCCGGAGCTCTACGGCATTCGGGACGTGGACGCGATCAAGGAAAACCGGCCGCCTCAACTCTCCCTTCGGTCGCTCATGCGCCTGGATGAGAAAGGGGTGACGTGGCACGGGGATTACCCGGACTCCGAACTGAGGCTCAACAGCGGCCTCTCGCTGGCCCACGACTGGACGCTCGGCAGCCGATCGGGGCAGACCACCTACAAGATGCTCCGCGACCAGCACGGGGAGATCAGCCGCATCCAGGGGCACGGCCACCGCCATGAACGGGCAGACTTTACCAACTGGGAGGGGCAGGACGCCCGGGAATACTTCGCCGCCATGCTCGGGTGTCTCTCGCGCCTGGACGGGGTGGTGGAGGGCGTCAAGGCGCGGCAGAACTGGCAGCAGTCCTTCGCCCTTGCCCACTACGACCCCAGCGGCTGGCAGCACGTCCTAGAGCCGGTCAAGGTCTACAGCGCGCGGAAGGGCGACCGGCGGCGAGAGTGCTGGTTTCGGGGCGATCGGCTGCGGTCACGGGCGCCGGACCTGGAGGCTCTGTCGGAGGCGACGGGGTGGCGGTTTACGTTGTCGGAGCGGGTTGCAGTCTCGTGATTCTTTTGCACGCGAACACCAATGCCATGCAGATTCCAAAAGTGAACGGCGGTTGTAAGTGTGCACTGATCGGGGAGGTTGGGCACCCAATCGTGAAGGGCGCAGAGGTCGAGTGGTGGGCCGACTGTGAAGGAGAGGTCGACGATCACTACGGGAAGGCCCCAACGCCCGCCCCGAGAGGATCGTGGATGTATCGCATTCAGCGCTTCAGGATGGGGACTATCGCAGCGCTTGATGAGGAAAAGGTGGCGCACGTCGCCGATTTGTCGCGCAAGATGCGGAAGTGGGGCTACCCCATACATTCGGACTGGCGAGATTCCCTTACCTACGTTATCGCAATGCCTGTCTTCTCGCTCAACTGAGATCATGCCCCGCCCTGACATCGCCAACGCGATCAACGCTGGTTGGGACTACGTGGAAGGCAACGACCTTCCGGCCCCGCCGGAGTGCGTGTCCGTCGTCTGCGACGAGGCCGCCGACCGATACGCCCGGATCGAGCGACAGCGGGCGTTTGCCATGGCCGCGATGGCGGCTATTACTCAACGAAACTGACCTGCTATGATTGAAATCGAGATCACCCCGGAGAAGGAGGACGAAGAGATTGCACGGAAGCTGGAGGAGCTGGATCGGGGCGATTAACGGAACGCGTCCGGGGATGGCTTGTGCACTACACAGCGCCGACCTGGAACCCGGCGCCTCGACACACGCAACCCCGCACGGACTCGCGTTCTGCCCAGCACGGGCAGGTTCCAGGCGTGAGCACCGGCGGGTTTTCGATTTGAAGTTATGGAACCCATAGAGACCGAATACAAAGGCTACCGTTTCCGAAGCAGGCTCGAAGCGCGCTGGGCTGTGTTCTTCGAACATCTTGAGGTAAAGTGGAGGTACGAAGTGGAAGGCTTTAAATTCGAGGATGGCACGCATTACCTGCCAGACTTTTACCTCCCAAATATAAACACTAGCAATAACCATACTGGCGGAACCTACGTGGAGGTGAAGCCCGACAAGGACCTTGCCCATAGATCCGTGAAGGCATGGAATGCTGTAGACCCATCGGGGTTGTGGTACGAAATGCAGGATGTTGCAGAAGAAGAGGTGGGTTTCTGCACTTCGCTTATACTTTTAGCTGGTGAACCGCGAATAATTGAACTCGATTACTTTCCTAATCTTGCTTACGAGGGGCATATCATGTGGGATCACATGTATAAATGGTGCCAGTGCCCTGAATGTGAAAGGGTAGGGTTCGAGTTCAATGGACGAGCAGAACGTATTCCATGCAATTGCTCAGTAGAGGGGGGGGTGATTCTGGTTATTACCAGAGCACTGAACTACTTCTTGAGGCTTATAATGCTGCTTCCAAAGCCCGCTTCGAGCACGGCGAGACGCCGGATGTGTAACCACTCACCAACGGAGCACATCATGATCGAAATCGACGGCGACACCTACAAGTACCTCGGCCAGGACGTCGACCGTATGGACGAGGCCGCCCTTCGGGACGCGCTCAAGGATCTCATGCAGCGCTATGAGACGTGCGAGGAGGCGCGGGAGCAGTATCGCAAGAAGGCCATGAAATCGACGGGGCTTGATTGATGATCATCCTACACGAGTCGGGGGATCACATTCACATCCAGCCTCTCCAGCAGCCCGGCGGAGTCTCGGGGGCGGCCCCCAAAGAGGTACTGGACGCCTTGTACGGCGTCGTAGACGACTGGGAGGATGGACGAATGAGGATTTTGCACATCGGCGACATCTCGCATCACTTCAAGGCGCCGCGTGAACTAAAGGCGTTCATCGCTGGCTATGAACTGCGACTAGAATCCGAATGACCCGCTACGAGACGTGCGAGGAGCAGCGAGAGCAGTATCACAAGAACGCGATGAAAGCGAAGGGGATTGATCGATGAAGTATCTTATTCAGGCCATTTTACAGATCCTCGGAGTGCTCGCTATGGGTGGAGGCATTTTCGGGCTTGCCATCTGTGGAGTAATGATTTTTCACGGCCATTGGGGGATAGCACTCGGTGGGTTTATCATGTCAGTTCTGAGCTTTATGTCTGTGGATTGGCTAGCAGAACTATCGGTAGGTGACTGTCTCCTATAGAAACAGTGTCTTTAAACGATGACCCGCGACGAATTTCTCAACCCCCTCTCGTACCTCGTCGACCGCTACCAGGACACCGACGGCGCGGTTGGCATCTCCCGCGAAGAAGCGTCCCGCCTCCTGGAGCTGTACGACAACGGCGAAATCCAGGAGGACGACCTGCCCCTCCCGATCGCCGCGGCGGTGGCCGGGCGCCGGGCCCGCCTGCTGGTCGCTGCGGCGGAGCGGTCCACGGAGGCCCTTCGGGAGCTGTCCCGGCAGGTGGCCACCGGAGAGGCCCAGCTCGCTGGGGAGGCAGCCGAAGAAGTGAGCGAGGCGGCCGGGGGCGACGCCACCGAGGAAGCGATCGAGGACGCGGCCCGCCAGATTCGGGAAAGCGGCCTTCTCTCTGGGGGCGATGGCGGCCCAAGCCGCACCGTCGACATCGACAGCCGCCGGCGCTTCGTGATCACGGTGATGGAAGATTTTGACGGCGACGCGTTCGACGACGCCCGGGCCGTGATCGAAGGGGACATGGACGCGGGCCAGTGGCACGAGCGGATGCTGGACCGGGTGCGGAACGACCTCCTTCAGCAGGCGCGTCTCGGCAAGGGGCGCCCGCTCACGCCCGAGGAGTTGGCCGATCTTCAGGAGGTGATGGACGACCAGGCGGAGAGGTTGAAACGCTTTGCCGACGAGGTGGCCGTTCGGAACGAGCTCGCCGACAACGCAGAGCAGGCCGCCCGTCGGCAGTTGCGTGAGGAGGGCGAGGACGTGACGGAGGAGGCGGTGCAGGAACTGGCCGAGGATTTTCGATCCCGGCGGATGACGACCGACCAGGTGGCCGCTCGATCGAGGATGTACAAAGGATCCGGGTATCGCGCTTTCTGGGAGAAGGCTGAACAGAGTGCGACGAAAGGACGGTCTGACATGATCGTCAGATACAATGCGCGTGATGACTCAGCAACTTGTATTCCTTGCCAGACAGCCGAAGCGAACAGCCCCTACTTGGCCGGAAGCGACCATCCTTATCCAGGGACCGTTTGCCTCGGAGGTGGGCACTGTCGCTGCTCACTGGATTTCCAGCAAGCCCCTGAGGTTGCCGATGATCTCAGGTAGCGGCTAGAACAACTCCAGTTGCCGAGATTTATTCGGACATCTAGGGTCAATTTTCTTCCAGGTACGTCCACATTTTATTGCAGAAACGTTTTCTCTTGTAACACCATACAGCGCACCGATTTCGGGTTGGGTCATTTCCGCATTCTGAGCAAGGTATTTTATCTCGGCGGCCTCCCTGTTGGTGAGTGTGCTGTTGCCGTGTGGTGCGTTGCCGTGCTTCTCGATAATTTCAGGGAGTTCGTCGGGCTTCTGGGCTTCTACATGGGTCCATGTGCGGCCCTGACTGATACAGTTGATTGAGTTTATCGAAGCTCCATAGATCTTCGCAATCCGGCGGGAGGTGAGGTCAGTTTCTCTAATAATGTACTTTACTTCTGATGCCTCATTTCGATCTAATTCGGAATGGGTCTCGGCCAATTTTATTTTGGTTTCGGTTGTATGCTCAGACCCCTTTTGTGCTTCAGATAGGGTTTTCCGCTGCTCATCAGTGAACTTGAAGGTGGTACCATGAAGCGGGTGATCTTTACCGGGGGGCTGACCTTCCCCTCCTGGTGTCATGTTATAGCCGTTTTGATCATCGTACGTCCCGAGTCGCTGAATCCATTCTACTTCAAGTTTGTGCGCCCTTTGTTGGGTGGAGGCTCCCTCCAGCGGGAAAATTTCGAAGCATTCCGGGCCGTATTTATTAATTGCTCTGTGTAGGTAGCAGTTGGTCCCCCTTCGAGCATCGCAGATGTGTTGCCGGAATCGCTCTTCGACGGATTTCGAGGTCATCCCGACATAGCTGCTGCCAGTTTCAAGGTTTTCAATCAAATAGACTACGTGGTTGCAGTTCATGACAAGCCACCGAATATAAAAGCCCCTTCAGCAGGGCGACCACCCGACTAGCAGTTCGGCACGAAGGTGGCCGAAATCGGATGGGCGCCCTGCTCAAGGGGCATACAGCGATCAATAATTGACCTTCGTTTTACGCCTGCTAGAGCGCTGCTGTTGTTGTAAGGTGCATGCAGATAACGGATTGTTGTTTCCTCGGCTCGGTGTGTTTGGGCGGCGGGCACTGTCGATGTGAACGGAAGCGGCGCGTGGACCCCGAGACGGCGGCGCAGCTTCGCGGGGAGTAGCCGTCTTCACATTCCCGCGGAACCCGCCCCAGCCCCTTCCGTGAAAGTCCCTGAGCCGCACTGACGCGGCTCGGTACCATTTTGCCGCTCCATTTTTCGGGGCACGCACCTGTTGAAGCGGGTGGACCTGAGTGACTGCGAAGCGCAGTTGCCCGGGTTCACCCGCTTTTTTATTTGCTCGCAGTTCCGGCCAGGGGCCGGGTCATCAAGTAGGAGGCCAAACGATGGCAGACGACAACGACACCAACGACGACGGACCTTCGCAGGAGGACCTGGAGCAGCAGGCGCAGCAGGCCGTCGAGGACGGCCGCGCCATGCAGAAGATCACCCAGCTCCTTCAGGACAACTACGAGCAGCGGGAGCAGCTCCGCCAGCTCCGCGACAAGACGCCGGGCGACGACCAGGTGGTGCTCGACCCGGAGGAGGCCGAGCAGCTCCAGGAGGTTGGGGCTCTTGATGAAGAGGGGAGCCCGCAGCCGGAGACGGTCCAAGAGCGTATCGAAAGCGGCCAGGAGGCCCAGGAAGAGCTCCAGCGCCTCCGCCAGAAGGAAAAGCGGCGCGAGGTGTACGAGGCGACCGGGCTCAACGCCGAGGCCGCCGAGGACATTCTCCCCGACGACGTCGAGTACGAGACTGAAACGGTCGACACCGATGACGGGGAGGAGACGAAGGCGTTCGTGGAGACAGAGGACGGGCGCAAGGAGGTCGGTGAGTACGTGGAGGAGAGCTTCTCCGAGCCGATCCAGGACGCCTTGTACGCCGACAAGTCCGGCGGCGAGGACGAGGAGGAGAGCACCGGGAAGCCGGTGCCGTCCCAGACGCCGGCAGGGGAGGACGACCCGGGCGACAGCGAACCCGGTGAGGACGAAATTCGACAGCAGAAACGTCAACAGATCAATTACGGGGTCTAGCCCCACTGATTACCCATGGCTCAGATTACACGAGACGCAGTTGAGTTCGACCTGAACAGCGTCCGCAAGTCCTCGCAGATCAGCGGTCTTCAGGCGGGGGAGGACGGGATCAAAAAGGGCATGCCGTGCCGCATCGACTCGAACGGCGAGGTGGTGCGGGCCAACGGCACCAATGCCGATGTCAACGCACAGGTGGACGGCTTTGCCCTTCGTGACGCGGATCAGGGCGAGCCGATCACGCTGGCCGGGGAAGGCACGCGCATCCGGTACAGCAAGTCGGGGAGCCTGACGCCCCCGAACACACTGTTCCTTGCGGCCGCCGACGGCGAGCTCGACAACACGAGCACGACCGGCGACTCGGTGGGCATCGCCCGCGCGATTACGGCGGAGGAGATCATCGTGCAGAACGTCGGCCCCCGCTAGGCTAGAAGACGGCCCCGCCCCTGACAGTTATTTGAGACACAGATTCTTTTCTGAGTTATGGCAGCGACCACAGGAGCCCACACGATCCAGGATCTGCTCGACGTCGAGCACCAGTCCGTCGCCGAGTTCGGCCGCGACACGGTGGAGGAGGTCCTGCAGAGCGACCTCGAAAACCACCGCGCCCTCACCGAGGACATGGTGGAGGACCTCGCCGAAGTGACCGAGGACCGGCAGCGCATCTACGGCGCCTCCGGAAACACCACGATGGAGGAGGTCGATGAGTTTGGCGAGGGCACCACGCAGCAGGATCACGAGAGCGGGGAGACCGCCTATCCGCTGCGCAAGTTCCTCCACAACGTCGGGTGGACGAACGACTACGAGGTGAACGCCACGCCGGCGGACATGGCCCAGGCCATGCTGAACGCGGAGAAGGCCGACGTGAAGCAGATCCGCAAGCAGATGCAGAAGGCCATCTTCCTGTCCAGCAACTACACCTACGTCGACCACCTGGTCGATCGGGTGTCGCTGGACATCAAGCGGTTCGTCAACGCCGACAGTGCCCCGATTCCCGACGGCCCGAACGGCGAGACCTTCGACGGCTCGACGCACACGCACTACAACGCGGAGTCGGGCCTGACGAACTCGGGCCTCGCCACCTCCGTCGAGGACCTGATGGAGCACGGCCACACCGAGACCCCGGTGCTGTACATCTCGCAGGCCGACGAGTCGGCGGTGCGCGGGCTCACGGACTTCAAGGAGTACGTGGACGCGCGGCTCACGCTGGACGCCAACGCGAACCAGCCGCAGACGCGTCGCCTGGACACCAGCCAGCCGCTGGACAACCGGCGCATCGGGATTTTCCGATCGACGGAGGTTTGGATCAAGCCCTGGGTGCCGTCCGGCTACATGTTCATCGCGGACGTCGACGCCGATGAGAAGCCCCTCTGCTTCCGGCAGCCGGAGCAGGACGGCCTCAAGGGCCTCCGCCTCGCCGCCGAGATTCGGGACTACCCGCTCAATACCGACGTCATGGAGCACTACTTCGGCGTCGGCGTCTGGAGCCGGACGAACGGGGTTGTGCACTACACTGGCAACACCACGTACGCGGACCCTTCGCTCTAACCTGACAGGCTGACCCGCTGACATGGACACTGTACCTGGAGGGGTGACCCTTGACGCTGAAGGGCGCCCCACAGACTGCAACGGCAAACGGCTTGACCCGCTGCCCGACTCGCTCAGTGATGAGCAGAAGAGCGAGGCGAATGAGGCAGGCATCGTTGCGCAGAAGCAGGCCGACTTCTACACCGAGAGCGAATTGCGCAAGCATTTCGGCCTCTCGAAGAAGACGGCCGAGGCGCTGAAAGGCCCGGACGACCTTTTCGACCAGACGGAGGGAGTGGAGGCTACCTCTGCCGCCGAAGACTTGGCCGAGGACGAAGGCCTCGATTTGTCCACAGTCCAGGGTACGGGCAAGGACGAGAAGATCCTGAAAGGAGACGTGCAGGACGCGCTAGAATAGGCTCTGATCAATGGCTCTCTCCGCTTCCGACTTTACCGAGCCTGAAGGCGAGCTCCGCGCCGACATGTTTCCTGGCGTGGACGACCTGGAGGCCAGCGGCGGCTACGTGGAGACGTGGCTCACGGAAGCGCGGGGCAAGAGCACCGAGGAGACCGCCCAGGAGCACTGGGTGTATTACCGGGCGTATCGGGCGGTGTGGCTGCGCCTGACGACGAACCCGAAGGAGGCCGACCTCGACGACGAGGGCGAGCTCCGGTACAGCCAGGCGCAGATTGACGCTTTCAAAGAAATGGCCGACCAGAGACGAGAGCAGTTCGAGGCCATTGAGGGCGAGACCGACGAAAGCCAGGAGCGGACGGTGCGATCCCAATCGCAAGACACAACGACCCGCTGGGTATGAAAACGCCGCAGGGGACACTTGATGCTATGGCCTCCAGCCGAGAGTCGGCGATGCGCGACACGTTCCGCGCCTGGGAGGTCACCGAGGACACGAACACTAGCGATCCCTACGACACAACAGAGGCCGAGCTGTACGGCCCGAACACGGGCCCGCACCAGGGCAAGGCCTCCGTCTCGGAGGATGTCTCCGAGATCGCCCGCACGGATCAGGGCGGGGAGAGCCTGGAGGCCGACGCAGTGGTGACGCTGCCGCTGATTCAGGCGGGCCTAGAGGCGCGCCTCCTCGATAAGGAGTGCGAGGCGACGTTTCGGGGCCGGACGAAGACTGGGCGGATTACCGGCACCCGCCGCCGAGACGTGACGGTGCAGGTGCTGGTGGAGTGGGGGTAGGCGCAGACCCCTCGACAGAGACAGGATTGTTCTTTCGCACGCAAACATTCCGCTAGGCCACCATGCCGGAGCCGCTCCGACAGAAGCTCAGGGCCGCCATCAAGCCGAAGGGCTTGGAGGAAGGTCTGGACGCCCTGGAGCAGATCGACGCGCTCGGGACGGCGCAGGGGATGGTGTCGAACCTCGACGAGATCCGCGACTGGTACGAGGACCAGATGCTGGATCGCGTGATCTGGGTGTTGGAGGTGGTCAACGACACCGACTACGCCCGCTACCTGCACGACAAGGTGGGCTACTGGGTCATGAACGACACGGTGGCCCTCAACATCACGGCTCGGCACCTGCGCAAGTTGGTCGTCTCTGACAAGCGCCTCACGGAGGGGCACGTGGAGGAGGCGCTGGCGGAGGCCGGCAAAGCGATCGTGGCGGCGTACACCCGCGTCGTCGGCACCAAAAACACTGACGGCCGGGAAATGGGGGCGCCGCGACCGAAGCACAAGGGCCAATGGGCCGACGATACGGTGACGCTCGCCAAGGGCTTCACCGCGACGGTGATCGGCGACGGGAAAGAGACAGTCGCCGACAGCAGTGATTACTCGTCACCGGGCGCATAGCATAGGACAGACATGAGCTCACACGACCCCACAGTAGACAATCCGCGCCCCCGAGAGGCGGTCGCGTGGGTCGCGAGTGAGCTCCGATCGGACGGCGACCTGCAGGACTTGCTCAGCGTGGCGGATGCCACGGAGGCCGAAGACGTCGTATTCCAGGGCCGCCAACGGGTTGGCACGCAGGGGGGCGGCACACCGCAGCGCTTCCTGGTGGCCCGCGAGCGGGTGGACGCCGGCGGGCGGGGGCAGTCGTTTTCGGGCCTGGACCGGGTGCCGTTCCAGGTGATGGCCGAGTGCCGGAAGTCGCTCCCCAACCTGGACAAGTGGCACGAGGACGTCCACCACCGCGCCTTCGAGGTCCTGGTGGGGCGGAAGCCGACGGTTCAGACCGGGCAGGTGGAGACGCCGATTCGGCGCTCTCGGAAGCCCGGGCGGCCGATGTGGGACGCGCAGGCGCAGACATTCTTTTCGACGACGACATTCATGCTGACGCTCGGGCGCTGAGCCTCACTGACCTACAGCTACCATGACCTGGGAGACGACACGTACCGACGACCCCGACGCGAAAGATCGCCTCGTCGAAGCGGGGTGGGAGGTCTACCACACCGTCGCCGACACGATGACGCGGGAACCGGTGGAGTGGCGCCTCCGCATCGACACCCAGGACCTGGACCCGGAGGCTCGGGCAGCGCTCCCGGAGAATCAGGAGTCCGAAACGGATGCACCCGACCCGTTGGAGGGCGTCGACTTCGCCTCGGACGCCGCTCTGGAGCTGGCGATTGAGGAAGAGCTCGACGCCACCGAGGGCGACTTTCAAGGCAAAGAGCCGACCGGGGAGACCGGATACACGAAGGCCGATATTGAAGCGCTGATTGCCGCCGAGGACGAGTAGCACCTGGAGCATTTTGCACGCTGAATTTACTGACTGACCACACCCCTTTACCGACATGCCCGACCAGCAGCCCAAGCTCGACCGCCAGG